ACAATGGTGAATATTTCGCAATCGGTGTTGGCGGTGCTTTGGCTGGTAGGGGTGCCGACTTATTCATTATTGATGACCCACATTCAGAGCAAGATGCAAAGCTGGGCAAATCGGATGTTTTCTTACCAGCTTGGGAATGGTTTCAGTCCGGTCCGCTTCAGCGTCTTATGCCTGGTGGTGCTATTGTTGTTGTAATGACCCGTTGGTCTAAATTAGACCTTACAGGNCNGNTCCGNTTCAGCGTCTTATGCCTGGTGGTGCTATTGTTGTTGTAATGACCCGATGGTCTAAATTAGACCTTACAGGACAGATAGTTAATCAGATGATTAAGAACGATGCAGTAGATGACTGGGAAGTTGTTGAATTTCCAGCAATTTTAGAGGATAAGCAAGGAGAAGAAAGAGCTTTATGGCCAGAGTTTTGGCCTATAGAAGAATTACAAGCTAGAAGAGCGGCTATTGATGTACGATACTGGAACGCTCAGTATATGCAGAACCCAACTTCAGAAGAAGGAGCACTAATAAAGCGAGAATGGTGGAATATATGGGAAGAAGAAGACCCACCAGCTTGTGAATTTACTATAATGACACTTGATGCTGCTCAAGAAGCTAATAATAGAGCCGATTACAACGCATTAACAACATGGGGTGTATTTTTTAACGAAGAAACAAATAACTACGCTATAATATTACTTAATGCAATTAAAAAACGACTAGAGTTTCCAGAATTAAAGCAATTATGTATTGAAGAGTACCAAGAGTGGGAACCCGATGCATTTATTGTGGAGAAAAAATCTAATGGTGCAGCGCTTTACCAAGAATTTAGAAGAATGGGTATTCCAGTGGGTGAGTTCACTCCGGGGAAAGGCCAAGACAAAATAAGTCGGGTGAATGCAGTATCAGATTTGTTTAGCGGGGGTGTAGTATGGGCTCCCGATAAACGATGGGCACATGAAGTAATAGAAGAATGTAATGATTTTCCAGCAGGAGCTAATGATGATTTAGTTGACTCCACAACGTTGGCGTTAGCACGGTTTAGGCAGGGAGGATTTATTCGCTTGCCAAGTGATGAAGAAGATGATATACAGATGTTCAAAGGACGTAAAAATAAAAGATTATATGCATTATAATAGAGGAAAAAACTTATGAAAGGTGTTAAACATTATACAAAAGACGGAAAAGAACATAAAGGTTCAACTCATAAAATGTCAGATGGTACATTACACACAAATAAAGCACACACTAAAACATCAAAGAAATTAGTACATTTTAAAGAATTATCACAAGCAGCAAAAAAAAGAGCTAAAGGATAAAATTATGGCAGATGTAGATAAAGGTTTATACGAAGCTCCAGTTGGCATAGATGAAGCGGCAATTGAAGAACAAGCTATTGAAATTGAGATAGAAGACCCTGAAAAAATTACTATTGGTATTGGTGATGAAGAAATAATAATTGACCCCGATGCAATGCCTGATGAAGAGTTTAATGCTAACTTAGCTGAAGAGCTGTCAGAAAAATATATGACTGAGTTGTCAAGTGACTTACTTGAAGATTTTAGTAATGATGTTAACTCAAGAAAAGATTGGCTTGAAACTTATGTTGATGGCTTAGAATTATTAGGACTTAAGATAGAAGAAAGGTCCGAACCATGGGAAGGCGCATGTGCTGTCTATCACCCATTACTCTCCGAAGCACTTGTTAAATTCCAAGCTGAAACAATGATGGAAACTTTCCCGGCTGCAGGTCCAGTGAAGACTTCTATTATTGGTAAAGAAACTGATGAATGTATTGAAGCTTCTCAACGTGTTCAAGAAAATATGAATTACCAACTTATGGATGAAATGCCAGAGTATAGACCTGAACATGAGAGGATGTTATGGGGTTTAGGATTAGCGGGTAACGCATTTAAAAAAGTTTATTATGACCCTACACTAGAACGTCAAGTATCTATTTTTGTTCCAGCTGAAGATATGGTGGTTCCTTATGGTGCATCTAATTTAGAAACAGCTGAGCGTGTAACTCATGTTATGCGTAAAACTGAACAAGAAATTCACAACTTACAACACATGGGATTTTATCGTGATGTAGAACTTGGTGAGCCTAATTATGATTTAGATGAAGTAGAGAAAAAGATAGCAGAACAAATGGGTTTTGATGCAACTAATGATGATAGATATAAAATATTAGAGATGAATGTTAACCTTGATTTAGAAGGTTATGAAGACGAAGATAAAGAGGGTAAAACAGGGATAGCATTACCTTATATAGTTACAATTGACAAAGGCACACAAGAAATATTGTCTATTCGCCGTAATTGGAAACAAGAAGACAGTCAACAAAAACGCCGTGAACACTTTGTTCATTATGGTTACATTCCAGGATTTGGTTTCTATTGCTTTGGACTAATTCATCTTATTGGTGGGTTCTCTAAATCAGGAACTATGTTACTTCGTCAGTTAGTCGACGCAGGTACACTATCAAACTTACCTGGTGGATTTAAAGCTAGAGGCTTACGAATTAAAGGTGATGATACACCAATTGGACCAGCTGAATGGCGAGATGTAGACGCACCATCTGGAACACTCCGTGACAACTTAATGCCACTACCATATAAAGAGCCAAGTCAAGTGCTTGCAGGTTTAATGGATAAGATTATTGAAGAAGGTAGACGCTTTGCTTCAGCAGCGGATATGAAAGTAGGAGATATGAATTCTCAGTCCCCTGTAGGAACTACTCTTGCAATATTAGAAAGAACACTAAAAGTAATGTCGGCAGTAAATGCTCGTATATATTACTCAATGAAAAAAGAGTTTGGGTTACTTAAAACTTTAATAAGAGATTACACTGACCCCGATTATAAGTATGACCCTTCAACAGGAACACCTGGAGCTAAACAAGAAGACTATGATAAGGTACAACTAATTCCTGTAGCTGACCCTAATGCTGCGACTATGGCACAAAAAGTTGTGCAGTACCAAGCTGTTATGCAAATGGCTCAACAAAATCCTGCTATATATGATTTAAAAGAACTTAATCGTCAAATGTTAACAGTATTAGGGGTTAAAAATATAGACAAATTAATAAAATCAGATGATGATGCTAAACGTATAGACCCTGTATCTGAAAATATGAATATATTAAAGGGAACACCTGTAAAAGCGTTTATAGAACAAGACCACGCTGCTCATTTAGAAGTACATTTAGCATTTATGAATGACCCTAAAGTTAGACAAATGGTTGGACAAAGTGTTAAAGCTACTGCTATTCAAGGAGCTATAGAAGCACACATTGCAGAACATATGGGCTTTGAATATAGAAAACAATTAGAAGAACAACTAGGTGTACCTCTTCCTCCACCAGATGAAGTTTTACCTGCAGATATTGAAACTGATATTGCAAGATTATCTGCTGCAGGCGCTAAAAAATTGTTACAAAAAAATACAGCAGAAGCACAACAACAAAAAGCTAAACAACAACAAGAAGACCCTATCATACAAATGCAAAAAGCTGAATTAGAGATTAAACAAAAAGAAGCTCAAACTAAAGAAACAGATTTACATGCTAAGAGTTTACTTGAAGAAGCTAAATTAGAATTTGAAAAAGAAAAGTTAGTTTCAGATTATCAAAGAGATATGGCTTTACAACAGGCTCGTTTAGATTCTGCTGCTCAAATTGCAGGAGCTCAAATAGGGGCTAAAGCTGAGATGGAGCAACAACAAATACAACTCAAGGAAGTTCTTGAGGGCGCTAAATTAGGAGCCGAAGCTATTAATAAAGAAAATGATTATATGCTTCGCGCTGAAGAATCTAGGTTACGTAATGAAACTGAAATTAATAAACAACAGTTAAAAGACGAAACTAAGATAGAAGAAGTAGAACTTAAGGATGAAACTCAACTAAATATAAAGGAATAAAAAATGGTTAAGGAAACGTTAATGCTTCTATCAACCCAGATAGAGGAAAGACGCAAAGAAATGTTAGAAAGTATGGGTAGGGGAACCGATAAATTTGAAGCTTATCAATT